ATGGGATTTCCTTGAGGGGCTTGTGCGGCACCTCTAGATCTTGGGGAAGCGGCCATGCTTGCGCCTTCTTGTATTTGCATAAAGTCTTTGTTCTCTCCGTAGCCCATGCCAGTCATCTGCGCGTTCACCTGTGCAGGTCCGCCGTCAGTTCTGCGACTGAGTTTACCGGGACCACTAACGGGTGCCGGGTTTTTTGGTGTGCGTTTCCCTCCGTGCTGTTCAGCCATTACCTTCTCCGAACTCTTGCTCCATAAGAAAAATTACATTAGGGTCAATGAGTTCCTTGGAAGGGGTGTTACCCGGCTCTTCCTCTTCCTCATCCTCTTCAGTTTCACCTTGCTCAATCTCGTCTTGCATGAACCCGTACTGAACCAGCGTAGATATACTTTCATCAAGTAGGGTCTTCATGCGTCCTGTCATGTCGTCAGCAACGTCAGGTGACCAAGCGACACCATCAACTACGATAGCCAGAGAGAGATCAAGGAAGTTAACGTGGATGCCGATATCGTTTCGTGTCATTGCTGCAACTCCCTTGATCGTATTCTCTAGTTGTGTTATTACTTAGTTCCAGTTCCTGAACCCTTGGTTCCTTTGCCTCCGGGAGCGCCGTACTTAATCTTGTCCCAGTCGTTGCTCTTTGAACCGGGCATGCCCTGTATCGGTTGCGATACGTGAGGCTTCCCATGTGTTCCTTTATTAGGTTGTGGCATTACCACTCCTTACCATTTGGTTTTATCCGCCCAATAAGCGGCTGACATCTTACCTTTAGATATGTTCTTTGCGTGACGGGCCTTAAAAGAAGCCTGCCTTGCCGTGGGTTTCTTATCCCCAGTCACACCCTGCTGACCGAAGCGGATAGTTTTAATCTTGTCCCCTTCTTTAGCAACAACAACATGTGACTTCTTTGGGTGACTAGGAGTTTTCTTTGGCTTATTAAAACCAGAAACTCCAGCACGTTCAAGGCGAGGATCTTTCTTAGAAGGCATTACTTCTTCTTTCTCTTTACCGCTGCGTTGTCTACAAGATTAGGGTACGGGCGGCCAGCGGCCTTAGCCCGTTTCTTTGCAGCAGCCTTCTGAGCACCAGTCAAAGGTGTAGACTTTTTCTTTGGGTTTGGCTTGTCCCAGAAAGCCTTGCTTCCCGGCATGTTCAAACACCCGTGTTTAAGCCAAATTGTTTTTTAATTTTATCTGCCATGGCTTTTTCTTTAGCCTTCTGCTTTGCCTTGTCAACAGGTTTAGCGGCTTTTTCTTTGCCAGCGTTATCCATCTTCTTAATCTTGGCTTTACGGTCCGCTTCTTTCTTTGCGTTGGCGCGAGCCTGAGGGGTGCTGGAAGAAAAAGGGCCTTTATTTTTTTTCTTGTCGTCTTTCTTTTTGCCCTTGTCTTTGTTCTTTTTTGCTGGGGTAGCCATTACTTCCGCCATTCGTTAGCGTTATCCGCCGTAGTGGTTTTGATGTTTGGCATCACTGTTGAATCTTCAGGGTGATTACCGTCCCCACCCATTTTGCCTGTTGGGTCCATCCAACATCCGCAAGACATGCACATAATAACTCCTTATTAGATTGCTTGCTTGCGCTGAACAGCAGCCTGCAAGTTTGGTTTACCTTTGCTTCCCATCGAAGCCATTAAACTCATAAGGTCAGGGCGGCCACCTTCAGGCATGCCTTGCTGACCGGGTGCTACGTCTCTCATGCGACCTGACTCTCGTAGGCCACCGGGAAGCCCATCCCCACCGGACTGCATCATATCGTCAGGGGAGCCTGTTAACATATCGGCTTCCATGCCTGCTTCTTCTGCTAGTTCCGGCGGGGCGGGTTCTGGTTCTGGCGGCATAAACGCCTGCTCAATTGCTTTTTCGATTGGCGTACCTTTCTGCCTAGCCGTAATGACAATACTTAATTGCTTAAGTACTTGGGAGACATCTTGCCCTTGCGCGGCTAAAGCGGGTATGCTTTGCGCCAAGCCAGATACGGCTTGAAGCATAGAGTCACGCAAGTTTTCTGTGTCTACCTTCATTGATTCCTCGCTAGCGTCAAGTGCGAAAGGCATTTGACGACGAAGGAAGTCACGGGAGATCAGTTGATCGCCACGGGCTTGCAGCCCAAAAACAAGAGCGCGGTTAGGATCAAGTCCTGCCAGCAAGCCGTACTGGACATCTACGGAATAGTCGCCCTTAATATCGCGGTCCGGTCGGTACTTTATTTCGTATGGAGCACCATCAGTATTACCGCGAAGAATTTTGGTTTCAGGTCCGAACAGTCTCTCGTCAACCATGAACGCTTTACCAACAAGGTTCTCAAGAGCCTTAGCGAACATTGCTTGACCTGTACGGATCTGCGTGTCGAAGCCAGACATTAGGGCTTGTACACCCTTGCCTGTGATTACAGAAGCATCAGAGTTTCCACCGCGTACCTCAGGGTAACGTGACCCTTGGCGTAGTTCCTGATCTAATACGCCTTGTTGCGCGAATGCGCTTGAAGGAACCTCAATAGGTACACGGCGAACCTTCTCGCCACTGGCTGTGCGGATGACCGCATCGGAGCCTAGGGCTAATTCTTGTGCGTCAGGAGGAAGAACAATAGGAGCCTGAACACTCTTCTGTGCGGCTTCAAGGCTGAGCAGGGCGAAACGTGCCTTAGCGACCTGTACCGCAAGAACATCATCGAACTGTCCATGAGTCTCAGTGTCAACACCGGGCCTGCGAACAAACTCTAGGAGGCACTCACCGATAGGGTTCTTAATCTTCTCAAGAACAATCCCGTCACGGGTTGGGCAAAAGATAACATCTACCTTAGAGTCATGGTAGCGCACAACCTCAATCATTTCAAGTCCGGTGGACTGCTGCTTAATAACCTCTTCAACGTGAGGATACATGGCTACCAGTTCATCACGGTTCTTATAGAACGAGAAATACCCTGCCTTGGTGTTACCCCAACGGTCAAATACTGGGTATGCGCCTATGCTGTCCATGAATGTGATGCGTGGCATCTGCTGTTCCATGTCAATTTCGATCATGGCAGGCACGAAACCGTACGTGAAGTAGCGATCTGTGGCTGTGTACATCTGTGTCTGTACGTTGCTGAAGTTAATGTAGCCGTTAACGATACGTGTGCGCTTCTCAGCGAACTCACGGGCAGTGTCAGATACCATACGTGCGCTTGTGCAGTTGAATGAGGGCATGGGTGCTAGCGTTTCTGCTAGATCCCGCGCCGCAACGTCCACCATGTTGGCAACAATGCCCTTGTCAAATGGTCCTTCAGGGAACAAGTCCGGGTATACGTCCCGCATACGGCCCTGTCGCACAGCAAGAACGTCCTGCATGCGCCCATCACGGGCAGCGAACTGGGCTTTGATGCGGTTATAGTGAGCACGTATCTCACGAAGTTGAGGTGACCCGCTTCCGGGGGTCGCTGCGCCGTACTGTTCCATGTGAATCCTTAAGTAGTTGTGAGGGTTAAACGCCCATCGGCTTGAATAAGCCTTGAATCTCTGAATCTACAAGACTCACGGTCACCTGAGTGCTTTTATCCCAAGGTGTTGCGAAACTGTTCTTGACATGGGACCTAACGAAGTTAGAGTTAGCAATAACCCTATCCCGGCAGGCTAACTCCGCAAACCACAGCGCCATGCAAATATCTGTCTTCTGAGACTTAGGTGCCGAAGGTGCCCACGTAACCAGTTGCTCAATCATTGCTTTGACGGCCTCAGAGCCATGCGTAGAGGGCAACTCAATTAGTTGATGCTTGTCTTCCCATCCCGAAAACAAGGTTGTCATGGACGCTACACCAAAGTCTGCGTCATGCTTGTTTGATCCAGTGAAGTGAGGTCGGATCACGGAACCTCGTGCTGCACAAAAATCGTTCAACTCCTTGTCATGGACGAGGAAGCCTTGGAAACCGTTCCGTTCAATGCGCCACTCAGTAACCTTGTACTTGTCAGTGAAGCCTTTAATCATGTCGCGCATAGCCTCAGGGGTGATACCCGGCTTATTGAACACATCCAGCACGTAGCGTTTCTGTGTCTTCACATCTAAGCCAATAATGACCGCAGCGGTGTGACCGCTTGTAGCAGGGTCTACACCGCCAAGAATAACGAGGCCATTCATTCCATCAGCCCGTTGGTTCACCATACCCTTAGGTATTGGTCCCGACATACGGTTGCCGTTAATCGCTGCCTTGACGGATTCGGGGGAAAACACCGCGTCGTCAGAGACCTGCTGCTGCTGATAGACCATGGCCCAAGCCTTCGGGGATACACGTCTACGTTTCTTTGCTAAACGGGAACCATCCCACTTAGGAAACAAACCATTCTTGTCTTGTTCTTGCTGCTCAATCTTAATCCCGGCCTCAGGCTGGTTAGACTTAGGCCACAGCGTAACCCAATCCTTCTCTTTCTCCTTAAAATCTAGCACGGCAGGCATAGACAGGTAAGTCCACGGAGAGTTCTCATCCGGGTACCTGCTGTCATCCTGCAACTCACGGTACAAGTCCTTAGAAGACAACCGTGTCCCCACCACCAGCATAGAACCATTCGCTGACACGCGGCTGATAACCTCAGACTGTAGCCAGTTGATCTGCTTCTCGTACTCGTGGGCGTTTGTTAAATCAATAGTGTCATCCAGAACAATAAGGTCGGCACGAGCGCCGTAAATATGGCCACGAATACCAAGGGCTTGAACAGTAGGGTCTTTCTCACCAGAATCCCTCGCATTGTCGGAAACGTAAATCATGGTTTGGTTCCACGCCTCAGAGTCCTTATCAAAGCCACCCTCAGGAGCGTAAGCCGCAATCATCTCATCATACTTAGGATGCGTCAAACGAGTCTTAATCGCATACAACATCTTCTTAGCCATCTCGGCAGTCTTAGAAACCAAGATAACCCTGATGTTCGGGTCCATACAAATACGGTACGTCACATAGTTGATAGTCACCGAAGTAGTCTTACCATGC